TGAAGTGTATGATGATGTACCTGGTGCAACACCAAACTGGTCAGCATATTGCCATTTACGCAATACAGCAGCACCTGCGGTAACAGCAACAGCGGATGTTACATTAATGAAACCTGCTGACACTGAAGTTGTGCGAGTATATGATGTACCACCGTCAAAAGAAACGAGGTCACCAGGATATAAGTTAGCAACAGGAGAATTTGTAACTGCAACAACCGTATTACTTGTACCACTAGATGTTACAATAGTTGTATCAGTAGCAGTCAAGTTTGATGAGTAAGCTTGTGTTGAAGAACATATAGAAACACGCAAAGTGTTACCTAAAGCTCCAGCACATCTTGCAGTAAATGGACCAGCACTTGTATTTGCAGTAGTCCAATTATTTGCATAATCGTCTGAGTTTTTAATTAAATAACCAGTACCGTTAGCGGTTGCATTAAGAGTAGAGGTTGTGTTCGCAGCACGAACAATTTTTAAGTTATTGGAATATGCTAAGAAATTTGCTGCTGAGAACCAGTATTCATAATTTGTATTATCTGGTTTACCAAATCTCTGAGCAAGGTAAACCTCATCAGAAATAGTAACCACTTCGCCAACTGGACCCCAGTTAAAATTTCCAGCAACACCGCCAATTGAAGTAGCGGTTGAGGGTACAATTGTAGTCAGGTCAATTTCTGATACATTTACCCCAGGTGATAGCTGAAATGCCATGGATTTCTCCTTAGTTATAGGTCAATTTTTTCTTTATACACTATTTAGTTTTTTATAAATTTGAGGATAGATAACCTGGTAGAACTTTAGGAGATTCTTTTGACCAAGCATCTCCACTATCTACTTCATATTCCAACTCTTGTCCGTCACTTATAAAACCAAACGGTATAACGTCTTCTTCTATTTGTTTAATTCGCTCTTGGTACATTGCCTCACGCAAGTTAACATCATTTAAGTCTCTGAAGTAAGGATTAGTTGTCAACCAACTAAACAGGACTAGAGGCATTACCAAATCATCGTGATATCCATCGTCTGCTTGATATGAACCTCTATACTCAATAAAAGTAGAGAGTTCCGATATCACATCAGGGTCTGGAATTAATAATTTCTTTTCTTCAATTAATGATTTAAAAGTAAAACAACCAATTCGTTTTACCCTCTTATCAGTAACAACACCAAAATTTGTTCTACCTGAACCACCAAAACCACCAGTTACTTTCTGGCCTTTACCTGTTTTGGTTACATACAGAATATTTTCATATTCTAATTCGGATTGTAAAATATATGCGACTTGCTCACTTGTGTTAACCTCAAGTAAAACATATGCGTTATTAAAATCCTTTGCCACCTTATGTATAACAGAAGGATATAACATAGGCGCAATTGAGTTATCTCTGAATTTACCTACTAGTTTATACGGAACTTCTGCAATATCTATAATTACAAATGCCGAGTAATCGCCGCCAACACCTTGTGCGGTATCAGCAACAATCACATAAGTGTGTGGTTTTTTAACCAAGACTTCATTATCATCTCTTTCTCCTTTAACAGGAAACTCATACAAGTCCAAACCATCTTTAGAATATACAGTCGGTAATGTTGACATATATTCAATAGTGGCCGAATCAATCAAAGTTAAAGATGAACCAAGGAACTTACACAGTACCTCTTGGTTATATTTCAATTCTCCAAGTTGGCGCTTTTGTTCAAGAGCCCAAGCTTCGTCACGACCAGGAATTCTATTGTAAGGAATAAACAATGGTACAAAGTCATTGTTTTTATTCATCGCATCGTTCCAAAACTTCCAAAAGTGGTTGTATCCTAATGGCGTAGATGTGATAAGAATCTTGGTCGTTTGACCAGCAGAAATAACAGGATACACAGCAGTAAAGAATGCTTCTGCAATCGTATTTGGAATAATTGCGGCCTCATCAATATACAATAAGTTTACAGACTTACCACGAATACCTGCACCAGTTGTTGCAGCTGTAAATACGATTGAACCATTTTCTAGTTCTACATCGCCTTTGTTCCAAGTTTTAATACCTTGTTGCATCCACATTGGTAGATTTTCATACATCAATTGATATCGTGAAATAATCTCACGAGCTGTGGTTGCTTTGTTGGCAAGAATTGCAACAGTCTTTGAATCTTGAAATAAAGTATACCAAAGAATGTAAGCTGCCGATGTGGAAGTTTTGCCTTGTTGACGGCCTTCCATAATAATAACTTTGCGGTTATTATGAATGACTTGTATCTTTTCTTTTTGGCAATCGTACAATTTAAACGGTTGTAGCCCGTGGTCTAGTGTTACTATGTAACAGTAACTATCAATGAAATAGGTAGGGTCTCCTGCACACCTGGCGAGTTCTAAAACTTCTTCTTCTGTATAAGAATGTTGAACTTCAATTTTTTTTAATGAGCTATTACCCAAATAACCATGATTAGCCATTGTTTATTATTTCACAATACTACGAAGCATCCATGCTTTCTTTTGATGAGCACCAAGAATGTCTTGTAAGAAGTTTGATACAGCAGGTTCATCTGCTTGATTAGCTGCAACAATACCCGCACGAAGATGAATAATAAAACGGTCATTATCTGCTTTTAAATTTTGCATCATAGATATAGCGGATGGCACAATATCAACAGCTTCTTTGATGTCAGCTAATTCAAGAAACCTTTCCATTGAGCCTGGTGTATATGAATCCAAGTAACGAATATGTTCCGCAATTAAATCAGTTTGTGCAAATACTTCATTATAAAAACCATTTAAGAAATCATGGTATTGTGGGAAGTTTGGACCTTCAATGTTCCAATGATAATTATGACTCTTTAGATATAACGCAAAGTTGGTACCTAAAATTACTTTAAGTTGTTGTATTAATTGTTCCATAATGCTATTTATTCTCTCTAATTTGTTTAAGTAGTTCTGCGGTTGAACCAACGAACACGGCTTTTTCTACTGTAATGTTTCCACGATTAGATGCATTATCTAACTGTGGTTGTAAATCTCTTTTTCTTTTTTGAATTTCCAACAAATCTTTATTTAAATCAGCCATTGTTTTTATAAGTCCAGCAGCAACTTCATATGCTCTTGGATGTTCTGATTCTTTAGATACCTGCAATAGATTATCTACCGCAACACTACCCTTATCTATCAAATCTCTAATGTTTCTACGAGCATATTCGGTGTCTGTTTCAACAACGTCTTCAAATTTAACTGGCACAACTTCAGTAGAAGATACAATCTCAACATTGGTTGCAATAGGATCCACATCAAATAATTCTGATAATTTTTTGTCTGTCTTGTTCATAATAAAGTTTGTGGCCAATCTGTAAATGTTTCTTCAAAACCATATGGACCATTTCCATTGGCAGTTGGCGGATTAGGAGTCACAACAATTGCAACCGCTTTTGTTGGTGAAGTATCAATTCTAGAAATTGTAAATGTTGAATTTGAATATGCACCAGTAACTTTATCATTTGCTTTAAGTAATTTATTCAAATCAGTCAACACTAACACACCAGTTGAAGTGTTACTAAAATACAAAACTTTGCCAGTAACATCACGAGCTTCAACAAAAATATCTTCTCCTGTTGTATAAACTCCTTTACCTGTAGCGAAGTTTACATACACTTTTTGTGCATCTAAATTGGTTGAATCGGTATATATGTTAACATTAGCTTGTGTAATCATTTTACCAGTTGACGGTGTTTTAACTGGTGGCCAAATGTATGCCTTTGCGGTAAAAGAAAGATTCCAAATAATCAATCGTGTACTCATTAACTCACCTTCATAATCCACTTCAGGTGTAACTGAATTTAAGATTACAGGCATATCATATGTTTGATCCATAGATGCAATAAAGTCCATGGTGATTGTAAAATCTGGTGTAAAAAACGGTAAAATTTGTTCTAGTATTTGTGTACCATCTTCAGTATTACGAACATATATTGAAAGACTAAAATCAAAATTGTATGGTATAGGTGCATACTGAGTTGTAAAAGAGCCAGTACTGAAACCAAAATTCTGTAATGTGGTTTGTTGTTTTCTGCTACTATCATACGACATACCATCTAAGTTAAAACTCATGCGTGGTACAGTTGTAGCAATTGATTTGGTTAAAGTTGGATCACTATTGATACGAACCAAATACTTTTCTTTTGCGCCATAATTTAATGGCACTTTTGTTATTTCATGTGCCGTAGAACCATCTTTTGAATAACGAGTTAATAATATATCGTTAAACATTGTGCCAAACCCAACAACAATTTTGCGTATGGTACGATTATAAAAATGTGCGTTACCTAGCATTATGCTTCACCAAATGGGTTAGATTCTGTAAAGTCAATAACATTATCGGCTTCACCTTCAATTCTATTATTATCAACAACATCTTCAAATGCATTGTCCATTGTTGCAGTATCGGAAGTAGCGCTAACAGTCCATATTGCGTTACTTGTATTGCCTTTAACTGTAGTAGAGGTTGCAAATGTTCCTGTGGTGCGATAGATGAACAATTGAGAACCTGTAACATAATTATGAACAGTTGATGTTGCTGTTGCGTATGCTAAATTAGCACCTTGATAAACTATTTCATCAGGTAAGAATACTCCTGAACCACCAGCAGCCAGAGTAAGTCTTGTTCTTGGATAAGCATCTCTAATTTGGCCATCAATTTCCGCATTACCTGTGAGTACAAGCTCGTTAGAGAATACCCATTGTTTCATTTTCAAAGCATATACATAAACATTACCGCCACGACCACGGCCTAATGTATAATACATTGCTTGATTATTTTCATGCTCAACAAAAGTAATTTCAAAGAAATTTTGAACTAATGGAATATAAATTAAATCGCCTTCATTTGGCCGAGTTTGAGTTACTGTAAATGCAAATCTACGGCGAGACACTAACAAAGTTAAATCATCACGAATTTCAAGCCCAAATTTGGACATGAAATCGCCTTCACCTTCCATACCTGTAATATCTTCAAGGTACATTTCAAGCGGGTATGCAGCTGTATATTGTTTTAATGGGTCTTCACCATAAATCATATCAACTACATCACCTGATGACCTAGGCATATAATATACATCCATACCATAAATTCCCATAGCCTCAATGACAAGGTCTTCCACCAGTAATTGCTCACTGGTGATTTGATTTACTGGAAAATTATTAAAGTATAGATTAG